CAAATTGCCACAGGCGAACACCTTTTTCTTCTTCACCGCGCACAAGGACAGGAACAAATATCCTCATTTTAGGTTCAATCTTCTTAGCTAATGACCAATTTTCTTTATCATTAGTTTTACGAAGTTGTTGAGCAAATTCAACAATTGGATCTTTTTCTCCAAAGTTAGTTAATGATAGCATGGTTCTGTTTCCAACACCATAATGAAACATTACTTCCTTGAAGGGATTTGCTTTGTTAAATTTAGATGGAACAATACGAATTACTGATTTACCAATAGGTGGAACCCATAAATTCTTGGCACGGTCTTCTTTGCTGCCGATGCCTTTACTTTTGTTTTGCAACGATTGCATACGTTGCTTAATTTGATTTAAATCCATAACTGTTTTTTATTTTAGAATTAAATATAAGATAAGTTAAATCAAAGGCCAAACTTAAATTAACAAAAGCCTTCATTTTTGAAAGCTCTATGTTTTATTTAAAATAGATTTTATTCTATTCCTAACTGCTGTTTCACTTGATCCTAATTATAGATTTTATATAATATATTAAAGATTAATTATCTTATAAATTGTTGTTTCTAATTTGCGAAGATCATGACCGTTTGTTAATAAGATACTATTTCTATAATCATTCCAATTTATTCTATAATTAGGATCAAGCACTCCATTATTTAATTGTTTTATTAAAATATTTAATGCATTAATTGTATATAAAGAATTTGACTCCTTTTTTCTATGTAATAGGATAGTATTAGCCAATACTGATATAGTACTTAAATTTCCTGAATCAATATTATAGGTACATATATACTCTTCGCTATCTTTAGATTCTAAGATAAAAATCTTATTGTATAAAATATTATAGCGGCTAGTTATAACCTCTAATGTTTGTTCTATGTCTTTCTTTTTTGAAAAAGTTGCAAATAACTTATTATTCAATTCTTCTATAGTTAAATTCCAACACATAAATATGTTACTTTTTTATCAAAGCGCCATAATTTTCACCAACACTCATGCGAGTTGGAAAGCCATCAGCTTCTAATTCTTGTTTAATTAATGGTAATAATGTTTTAACGTCTTCCTTAGCCACATCCAGCAGAATTGAATCATATATGTATAATACTATTTTAGTTTTCTTACCTTCTAATAATTTTAATACACGATCTAATGTTAATGTATTATAATATGTTTCATAGGATTGAATAAGATAGCTTAATATTTTGTTTGGATTTGGATTTTCTATTTTTGTTTGAGGTATAGCTATACCTGAAGGTAACATTAGACTGTTAAGATGGGTTGATTTAAATTCTTTCCATTTCTTATCTAACCATTCTTTTAAAGCTGAAAAAAATGGAAACCATGCGTATTCATCTCTAATACCACCATATATGTTTTGAAACATAATTTCTTTAGGTATTTCATCATATGGTTCACCAGCAAATTCATAAACTATCATTTTACCAATTATACGTGGATGATAAGCACTATAATCAAAGTCAACAAATACATAATTGTTTGATTCAAATGATTCACGCGCATGGTCTTTAGGGAGGGCAGCAAAATTAACGCCATTAAAGGCGTTTGAAGGACGAGTAGTTAAATTGTATAGATTATATTGTGTGTAAACTGTATTCCCGTAAATTGAATTATCTTTCCAATTTACCTCAAAATGTTTATTAAACTTACGTGGATCAATACCTATGCCATTTTTTTCAATCTGATAGAACACATTAGTAAATGGGCCATTTAAAAATTCATTTGTACCACACCCTTTTGATAATAAACCTTTATCTGTTAGTTGACTATATATATTTTCCCATTTTTCATAATGTTTTGAGATAGGTATAATTGAATTTAACTCATTTATATAATATTTTTCACGATTAAAATTAATGTGTATTTTAGTATCAAATTCTGACTCATCAACATATATGTCAAAATTTAAGTCAACTAAATTATCACCTGGTAAAAAATATAAATGGAATTTTTTATCTAAAACATAAACCATATTAATGTTAAATATAAATTCTTTGATTATTTCCCAATCTAATTTAAATGCTTCACTATGGTCTATAGGTAATATATAACCTTTTTCTCCATTATTATAATATACTAAACATGGTTTAGTTAAAGCAGGATGATAATTATCATTTGTTGTGATAATATTAATAAAACATTTGTTTGATTCTGGTTTTCTTAAATGTTTGAGCTGTTCATTTGTTTCAACAATATAATGCATTCAAAACCTTAATTTAAATTAATACATAACTTTAATTATTTAGATATTAAATATAAAGTAAAACATTTAGTTAACCAAATTTATTTTGATGTATGTAAGGTTTAAGTTTACTTCCTCAACGAATTTATTATATTGAGCTAGAATGCTCCAATTGTTATTTAATGTAATAAATGATATTTACCTAATTTATTTTTAATATCTACTGCCACGAGGGCCTTTATCTTTATACATTCCTCCTAAGGCGGGGTAATAAAATTTATCGGAACTTGATATTTTAGCAAATTGAAGAGGATCTATTAAATATAAAGATAAATTCGGTATTAATTTTTCAGTTTCTTGAATTGATCTTTTATTAGTGTCAATTATACCTGAAACTATTCTGATATTGTCTTTGTAAACATCATATAATGGACCTGTTAATTTCCATATTAGATTAATTGATTTATATAATGTTTTTAAATCTGAATTTTGAGATACTTGTGTGAATTTATTAGATTTTACTTCTATAAAATTAAGTGATTGAATATTATTTACACCAACAGTTGGTTTCAAAATATATCTAATAAAAAAACCATCAGTATAATCCTGATCAGTAGGCATTATAAAATCAGATGTGAATGTCTCTTGAGGAAATATTTTAGGATTAAGTTTAGTATAGCCAAAATTAACTATATTATTTCTAGTTATATTATTATCAGTTGAATTATTAGTATTTAAATTTTTTAAAACTACAGATGAGTTATCATGAGTTTGTCCACTCCAATAAACATTACTAGTATCTTTATGATAATAACCAGTGTAAGGCAACTGAGTAGAATTTACTGCAAATTGATTTCCACTTGTAAATCCTGTTTCTACTATATTTGATGCTGGTATATACATAACTAAGGCTTTTTTATTTTGGTAATAAGGAAATAGGACTCACCATAAATTCCTGGGAAGAAACTGCCGATCTGGGATGTTGGATCCTGAAGGGTTTTATATGGTAGCCATGTGTTATCTTTAGGGTTCTCTTCAACATATAAAGATTTAAATTTAGGATTAGCTTGAATTTTTTTTATTAAATAATCATATGGTTTAGAAAGCGTGGGTACTAAAGAACTATTTATCATTATATTTTTCGTGTCATTAAGTATTTTATCATATACAGCTTGACGACTTACAAAAGCATAATACCACCAATTACCAAGGGACCCCCGAGGATCGTTTGTAAAATTATTTATAGATGGTTGATTATTATTTATATTGAAAACCTGAGGTGGACGCCAGGTGAGTCTATCGTCATCTGCATGGTCTTTAACAATAATAGCTGAATCCTGAGAAGGGAGTATTATTGGTGAATTAGGGTAGGGGGCGTTTGGAAACCATGTATAATACCATGACTGCCATTTCTGATAGTCTTGATTTAAAAGATGAAGTTCAGATTTCCATTGTAAAGCTATATCATAAGTAGTTGCTATTGATTGTTTTATTTCAGGGTATAATAAAGCTTGTAAACTGACATCTGATTTATTATCTAAAACCTCTTTTTCAGATATACTAGTATACTTTGTATTACTACCAATATCTTGTATTTCAGCAGTGTTTGAGGAGTACTTATCTCTACCAAGAAAAGAAAGTTTTTGAAAGTCTTGAGAATTAACTAAAGAGTCTCCGTTATTTTTCAACCAACCATCTGGAACTTTTTCACATAAAGTATTATAAACTAAAATGTCAACTGATTTTGGGTTAAAGGTATTCCCTTTTGATGGATTAAACATTTCATCAAATGTAGATGGAAAATTGAGAGTATTAGCATCTGTACCTAAAGCTGCTTTTTGCTTGTCATACCAATACTTAGCGTATGTTTCAAAATCAATTAAATCTATACCCCCGTAGGTTTTGCTGCTCTTAGCATCGATAATATACTGTTTAAAATCAAGAGAAAAAAATCCGCTTTTGTTTTTTGCATTCTGAAATAAGATTTCGACCATTTTATAGAAATCGGTAG